TCCTACTGTAGTAAGATAAGCCATATCATCTCTGGTAGAGTCTGGTAATAATATACCACCTTTAGTTTTTTCTTTAATAGAAACAGGTCTTACTAAAATATGATACCCAGGTAAATCTGGTAATACATCTGGATTGTTTATATCTTCATTAGAAATCCACGCATCATTTTTAATACTTTTTGCCATGTTTACTTGTTGCATTATTCTTCTTCTCCTTCATACATTTTTTTAATTATATTTTTAATAACATCTATAGACCATTCGATACCTTGAATACGACCTACTAGATGCTTATAATTAGCGAATGAATCTGCTTGTCCATTCGCTAAATTAATTCTTAATAAATTTAACTCTTCTTCAAACTTACGAAGAGCTTCGCTAGATACTTCCATTTATCTTATTGGTCTCCAAAAGCAGGTGCAGTATCTGCAGCTATAACACCCCAAATAGCCCAGTTAGTAGAATCTAATGCAATAAAATTAATTTCTATTGATTCTGGAACATTAACTGTTAATTTAGAATTTGAACTACCATTTGGAAAAACAGATGCTGTTGTATTACCATCTATATCATGAAAAGTAACACCACCTCTAGATATAAAATTTGCATCTGCTCCTGTAGATATTATTGGATTTGAAGCATCAGCAGCTACACCACCATAAATAAATTTAAAATGTAATCCTGCAGATGGTGAAGGTAAAGTATATATTCTATTACCTGTTACGTCTGGAATAATATTTACTCTTCCTGCATTATCAGCAGCAGTTAAACTTGTATTTGCATCATCTAATACTACTGGAGTTGCTACAAAACCATTATTACCATAAGTAATATTTTCTGTTATTGCTCCTGTACTTGAGTTTTTAGTTATTGATTTAAAACCTTCTTCAGACCTGACTGGTCCATTAAAAGTTGTATTTGCCATAATTTATTCTCCTTAAATAAAATTAACCTGTCGTCTTGGCATGTCTGCTAGGGCAGTCGACAGGCATAAAATATCCCTAGTTATTCTACAGGTGTTTCACCACCAGTATTCTGTTTCATTTCTTCTTTGATAGCTTCAGACATAAAATCAATTAATTTTAAACTTCTTGTTCTATCATCTATATCATTTAACTCTGCTACTTTTTTCATAGCATCAGTTCGTATTCTTTCTAAATCTATTTCTGCTCTTTGTTCTGCTATAACAGTTTTAGTTAGTAAGTCAAGTTGTTTCATAGTTTCTTTACTTGCTCTATCTAAATCTCCTTTTTGTTTTTTCATCATAGCATTTTGACCATCTACAGCAGAATCTTTTAATAACTTCATTTCCTCTAATTCTAGCTTTTGAGATTCTAATGCAGCATCTGCAGAATTTTTAGCAGAAGACATTTTAAGTTTTTCTTTTTCTAATTCTACTTTAGCTTGTTCTAATGAAACCATTTGTTGTTCAGGTGATTGAGCCATACCCATAGCTTGATTAGCATTTAATACTTGTTGTGCTGCTTGAGCCATTGCCATTTCTACAGCTTGTGGGTTTTGCTGACCTGCCATCTTTGTTACACCACTAATTTGTTCTTGATATTTCATTACAGAATGTTCTTGAATATTTGCTTCTAGTATTGGTTTAATTCTAGCCATGATAGGATTAGCACCATTCATAGGGTCTTGTAAATATGCCATCTTTGTTTGAATGTGAGCATCATGATTTTGTCCTGCAAAAGCAGCTATCGGTATACCTTTTGTTGCTGCCATAATATCAGATACTGGGTCCATAGCTTGTGGTTTCTTTTTAGGAGGAAGTATCTGTTCAATATTAGGCATATTAGCAGCATTTAATATTGTTCTATTTAATTCTTCTATATTAAACATACCAGGAGGTGATTGTTGAGCCATTTGTAAAGCCATCTGAGCCAACATCATTCTGTGTGCATTAGAAGGAATGTTAGGGTCTGATACAGGGATTACATCAACCCTACCATCAAAATCCTTTTTAAATACACTTTGTTCAGCATAAGGTACTTCGTATGGATACTCTGAGGGTAAGTATTCATAATCTATACGAGCAAGAATTTTAAATTCTTCTTTTTGAGATTTATGTAATCTCTTATGTATAGATGAAAAGAATTTACTAGATGCTTCTAATAAAGCCATTGTAGTTCCTACAGGACCATAAGATGCAGCATCAGAAACAATTTGTTCTGTGCTATCTGCAAACTTTTGACCTGCAGCAGTTACAAATCCTAGCATCTGAAATAGAGTAGAGGAAGGCTCTTTATAGGGGAGAGGAATAATTGCCTTGCTTAAATCTACTCCAGTTGCTTCTATCTCTTTAAATTCTCCTGGACTTATTGGTTCATTGTCTCCAACAAGTCTAACACCTTTTGCTTTGAAACCTCCTGGTAGGTTTGCAAATTGACCTGCGTCTACTAGACTTCTCATAGCTGCTGTTGCAGTCATGGTTAAATTGCCTAGAAAGTGCATCAAGCCAAACCCATAAAATCCAAAACCAGGAACAAACCTGTAATGAACAAAATGGGAAACTTTTTCTTGGTTCTTATCATTCTTCTTATAGTTACGTCTTATACTTAAAACTTTTTGTGATTGCTCTTCCACAGTAACAATATAAGGAAGAGCATAGTCTTCTTCTATCTCTAAATAACAATGTTGTTCTAATAATGTATATTGTGGGTCACTATCTTCTGTAACACTTAAACCTAATATTGTATCCATCTTTTCTGACAAAGATGTTGGATTAGGATTACTAGCTTCTGGTAAATCTACATCTTCATAAATACCTGTACGCATATCTCTTGCTAAGTCTACAGGACTTCTATAAATAACGTGTGTGTACCTATCTGCTTTATTTAAGTTAGAAGCATAATAAGAAACATAAAACTGGTCGATTGGTATAAACTCTGATACTGGTCTTTTTAAATTAGCATCATAATAAACTTTTTTAAATGCAGAACCTATTAGTGGTAAGTGAAACAACATTCTTTCTGTTTCATCAAAGTATTCAGGCATCTGTTCTGTTACCTGATAATTCATAAAGTCTTTAACTCTATTTGATTGCTGTTGTCTCTCTGGTGTTTGTTTACCTAATATTTGAGTTCTAACAGGTCCATTAGCAGGAAACATTTCCTGTATTGCTTTTGATTGAAACTTAACTGCTGATTCAATTAACATAGGATGTACTGCTGTACACGCACCCTCAAAAGGTTCTGATGTATCTTCTATTTTTAATCCTAATAAATCAAACCCTCTTTCAAACATAGATTCCCAATCAGCTCTGGAATCTTTATCTGCTCTATAATTATCAATTACAGTTGCAGCTATTTCTTGTAGGTCTTCTTCTTCCATATCATTAGCCATGTTACCATACCATTCTTCTACATCAGGTTCTGGTTGCATCTCAACACTAACTTCTGTAAAATCTACAGTTACACCACCATCAGGTTCTACCTCAAATGTTGCATTTGTATCTTCTACTTTTTTTGGAATTGGAATTACGTTCTGAATTTCTTCAGGTATTTTATCAAACGGATTTTTTTCTATTGCCATATTTTTCCCCTAAAATCAAATTATAACATTAAGTTCGCCAATATGCAACTCTTTTTTGTCTTGGCTCATCCTCCCACTCTGGGTCCTCAGGATGTGATAAATGCCAAGACTCTTTCATATAGTGTATTGCCATAGTCATTGCATCTACTTGGTCATCATGAGCTGCATTTGGAAAACGTAACATTTCTTGTAATAAATCATCTGACCATTTTTTATTTTTTGGTATCCATACTCTACCTGATTCAATCATAGGAGATGCAGCATGTACTCTTGCTACTTTATCTCTATCAGGTAAATATTCTAATACAGGTAAACCTGCTCTTCTCATATCTTGAATTAATGATTGTCCTGATGCTTTCTTTTCTACCATACATACATCAGGTCTATATTCATAATATAATTGTTGTGTTATACGTCTTAATTCTGGATATTCAAATCTACCTTTAATATTTCCAAGAAGTATTAAATGTGATTGAAAAGATTCATAACCAGATGCATCTTCTTCATATTGTGAAAATATTCCCCATGTTTGTATAACACTAAAATCTGCTGTTGTTTTTGTAGAAAAAGCAGTATCATATGTTTGTATAATAAAATCACATGTTGGAGGTTCGTCATACTCCCACCATTGTATCCAATCTTTTTTTATTAAACCTCCCTCATCAGGGGTAGGGTCCTGCATGTATAATGCGTTCCAATAACGTGCACCATTAGATGCTCTTATTTCTTGTTCATCTACTTCTAATACTTCACTTGGTTTCCATTCAGGAAAATAGCTAGAACCTACAGGCAACTGTAATAACTCAGCACTCTTTTCATCTAACCAAGCAGGAATTTTAATTACCTCCCAAGGTTCAATAGCATATTCATCTTGTTGTTTTAATAACCAACCACATAGGTCATCATAGTGATACCTTGTGTTTATTATTAATATAGAACCATTAGGCATAATACGAGTTCTTAAACCTGCAGGATACCATTCTTTAACATATCTACGACCTGCTTCAGAATAAGAATCTTCTTCAGACATAACATCATCTAGTATAGCTATATGAGCTCCTCGACCTGCTATCTGAGATTTAACACCTGCTGCATAATAACTACCACCTTGATTTGTTTTCCATTTACCTGCAGCTCTAACATCAGTTCTTAACTTAACACCTTTGAATATATCTTGAAACTCTTCAGAGTCTACAACATCTCTAACAGACCGACCAAAGTCTGAAGACAACTGGTCACTATGAGAAACAGTTAATATCTCATGTTCTGGATTACGACCAATATACCATGCAGGAAACAGTTTAGAACAAATAACAGATTTAGAGGAACGTGGTGGTAAAAACACCATTAGTCTTTTTATTTGACCACTTTCTAATTGTTTTAATTTTTCTGATATTACCTCTATGTGGCGACCCATCTTCCAATCAGAAACAAGTATAGGAGCAATCTTCCTAACAAATGTTATGAAATCTAATTTAGAGTCTTGAGTTATTTTTAAATTAAGATAATTATTTAAATTAATATATGGTGATGTAGATATAGTCTCTATAGTTTCCAAAGTATTTAAGACCTTTACATTGTTATATTGTTAAGTTGTTATATTGTAATAATATAAAACTATAATATTTAATTTTTAATACCTCTTAAACTATATAGTATTATATTATTATATATATTATATATTACTCCCCACTAAAATGCAAGCATTATTTTGACCCTAGTTTTTTATTCTATATATGACACTACCATATATACATACACGCTACATAATAATTTTTTGTGGTGGGGTATGCCAATATTGTGTAATGAATAACTGTTTTTCTAAAAAAAGATACCTTTAAAAAAATATTCTCTGAAACCCTTGCTCAGTAAGGCTTTCAAAATTATATTTAACATTTTGTTGACATTCATAATTTTTTTTGTAATGATTAATCATCTAGCAAATTCCTTGCTAGTGTTTTTTAACTTAATCAGATTATGAAAGGAATAAAAATTATGACTGATTATATTAAAAGTTTCGTGAAGGCAGAAACTGAAATAAAAGCCTTGCAGAAAGAGCTTTCAATTGAGAAAGAGAAAGTGGCTCCAATAGAAGCCAAGCTCGAAAACTCAGCTATGACAGCTCAGTACGTTGGTACACTTTTTGCAATCCAAAAGGGTTGGAAGAAAGCAGATGCTCAAAAGTTTACCAATGCTTTTAAAAGTCTTAAATATGCAGATGGTTCTGATATTTATACTTTTACCAAGCAAAAAGATGGTAGGTTCAAGTGTAATAAACTTGATATGCTCAGAAAGGTTGCTCTGAGTCCTATTATGCGAAAACAGTTTGATAAGAGTACGACTCTTGAAGAAATGGCAAGTTTCTTTGCAGATGAGAATATTCAAACTGCTAACAGGGTTAGAGCTTGGGCTTGTCCTTCTAATCCTGACAATTACAAAGCCTTCCAAAAGCTTTGTGAAAAGATGGAGAAAGCTTTTGACGAGACAGGTTCTAAAGACTTAGACAAGTCAATTGCATGGTTTAGCCAACAATATGGCTTAATCGATACAGATGTTGCTAAGAAGAAGTTTTCTTCTAACTAACATCACCAATCTGGGGAGTGTAAAAGCTCCCCAATAACTTAAAGGAGAAATAATATGACGACAATTACTAATAAGATTTTATTTTACAAAAATACATTAGCTAATACTGATAACGAATGGTTAAAAGCTTTATGTATAGTTAATATAAATAAATTGGGTAGACAATACTGGAGCTTTGACCAGAGTGATAACCATAAAGACTATTGGAATCCAGTATCTTAATAAACCTGGGGAGTGTAACAGCTCCCCACAACACAAGGAGAAACAATATGAATAACAGACAACGAGGAAACTTTTATATTATCACTTTAATCTTTGCTAATATAATAATCTGGGGTTTAATTTACTCCAACTCTTAAGAACCAGGGGGCTTCGGCTCCCTTTTTTTTTACCTTTTATTTTTTTTTATTTTTAAATGTTCGGTGAGCCCCAGTATTCTATCAAGTTCGGTGAGTTCCATAGTATTTCTATTTTTTTTGTCCCAGATTTCTGGTATGTTCGGTAAGTTCGGTGCAGTCGACGTGGGTCGACACTAAATATACTGCAGAGAACACGAGAAAACACCACAAACTCCCCTTTTTTTATATAATATTTTCGGTAAGCACGATATAATGCAGAGAACTACGTGTTATTTCACCCTCTTTCTGTCTATTATGTAGTCATATGCCCAGAAAACAGACACTTAAGACAAGCAAGACTAACCATTTCTCTGATACTATGATGACTCCACGCTATAGGAAAAGATGATAGCTATTATAGAGAATGATGAGTGTCGATATGGGTCGACAGACTCACTAGCTATTGACGGATAGCTCATAGTATGCTATGCTAAAGGCATAACAATTGATAAGGAGAAAACAAATGCCGACACTTGATAAGCAAAGAATAGTCAATCACGTATCACAATTAGAACGTAGTACGAGTAGACAACCAAAGAACAATTACTCACAGTTTGGAGTGAGTGATAGAAGTAGTTTATCCAAAGCAGGAAACAAGCCACAATCTGGATGGGGTAGAGTGTCCAGAATCCGTACATTTGAGGGTATGGAATTAAGATTTGCTATAAAGGGTGCTAGAAAATCTGGTGCTTGTAGATAGTAGCAGTCGATATGGGTCGACACAGTCAGTAGCTATTGACAAGTTGACCAAAGTATGATAAGGTAAACCTATAACTAATTAAGGAGGAAACAAATGGATTACTTAGAAGAATTAACAAACGAGTACGACAACGTAGAAGATATAATGAGAGAGCAAGGTGTCGATATGGGTCGACAAGATGAGGAGAATGAAGATGAGTAAAGTACACGTAGTAGATACAGTAGAAGTTACACTTGATAGCTATGACTTTGAAGAGTTCTGTAAACTGTGGAACAAAGGAGAAATTGTAGACACACATAGGAATCACTATCAATATAAATTTTATACAGATATTAACAAAGCAAGAAAGCTATTAGACTTATTTAGTGAGGAGGAATAGATGTCTAGAGAAATAAAATTTCAATCAGGATTACCTGACGATATAGATAAACGAGTAGAGAAAATACAAAAGAGATTAGAAGAATTGAACCCAGAGATTTGGCAAATGGTTGAAGACTTAGAGAACATAGGTTGGGAGTTAGAAGATATATATAAAGATTTATGGGAAGGTTCTAACAATGTAATACAAGCAAAGAAATATGAGTTAGAAAGTATTACTAGCTTTAGTAATTGGTTGAAGAGATTTAGGATTGACCCACATAGATAGTCGACTTGGGTCGACACAGAATTTGATAGTGGTTGCTATCGAATACTCTGATGAGCAGGGAATAAGTCAGAGTTATTATTAACATTCCCATTTTATAACTAGGAGAAAACAAAATGAACTTAAAGAAATTATTAGACAATGCAAAGAAAGCAGAATCATTCAAGAACTCTGATTTCAATCCAATTAGAAAACGTAGCAAGTGTATCAAGCATTTATATATTGCTAGAGAAAGAGGTACACCCTATTGTAAGATAGGTTTAACAAAACATTTAAAACAAAGAATGAAAGAGTTAAATGTATCTTCGTATGGTGGATTCAAAATCATAGCATCTGCAGAATTTGTTGGTAACTGTTATGTACTAGAGGATAGTATGAAGAAATGGTTTGCTGTCAATGGTGCTCAACACGGAGAAGGTACAGAGATGTTTGTGTTTGATAACTGTACTGATGCCGACATAAGAAAGTTATTTAATCTAGTAGTGAAAGGTAACATATCTAGTTTAAAAGATTTTACATTAGAGAAAGTAACTAAAACTATGAGTGTAAAACAACAACTTAATATATTACACGCTTAAGGAGTAACTATGCAAACTACACTAAGATGGTGTAAAGACATAAAGATGTGGGCTATTGACAGACCCATCAATGATGTTGGTGATGTCAATGGCTCGTGTGTTCACAGAACTTCTTTTTGTGATACGTCTTGTTACAATGTCAAGCTATACAAAATGTTTAAGGGTATGGCAAAGAAAGATATTACAAACGAGAAGTTCTGGCAGTCTTTACCGACAAATAAAAATGACAATCAAGATAGTTTAGAATCTTTACAACAGAAATTGTTTAGGTCAAGACGACAAACAAAACGAGCTAGACTTATGACTAGAGGAGAAGCTATCAAAGATATGTCAGATGTATTTAGAATAAAAACTTTATGTGAAGCTACACCGAATACTACTTGGTGGGTACCGACTAGGGCTTGGCGAAACAAGGGACTAAAGCAATTGATTGAAGACGTATTGTTTCCTCTGAAGAATGTCGCAATCAATGCTTCCCTTGACCCTAGTAATACCAAAGAAGAAGAACAGCTACTTAAAGATAGTGGTTGGGCTACTATGTACTTTGGTGATGATACCAAGACTACATCTAGTATAGGCGATAGAAGATACCTTTGTCCTAAGACACATAAGAAGTTAAAGATATGTGATACTTGCAAGGGTGGTTGCTTTTCTAAAGTTGCGATAGGTAGAACATCTCACGTACATCTATCACAACATTAGGAGTCGATATGGGTCGACACTAAGATTGACAAATGTAACATAGTATGATACATATTATATATATTAGAAAGGAGTTATTATGAAAAGAAACAATTTAGATATAGCTATGTTAATAACAGATGCTATCTTAAATGAGTTTGAAAAGAATGGTAAAGTAAATATACCACTAGACGAACACAAGTATTCTTTTCCTTTACAAGATAGAATACAAATTGAATTAGAAAAAATAAAAGGAGAATGAGTATGCGAGATGAAATAAGAAGTGTTAAATTTGTTGGTGCTATAGAGACAGGTTCAGATTATCTAACAAAAGAAGATAAAGAATACTTAAGAGATAATCCTAGAACTTTTAGAGTTTATATAGATAAAAGAATTACTGAAGAGTTTGTGGTTGAAGCATATACTAAAGATGAAGCTGAAGATATAGCAAGAAACAAAGCAGAAAGCTATTCTACACCAGACGGCTCTGAAGTAGAAGATGTATCTGTTAGTGATAGTGAACTTGATAGATGCACTTATGTTGATGAAGAAGTAGAATATTTAGAAGAGGAGGTGTTATAATGTCACATAGTGGTAACGAACAAAAAAGAGAAGATGCTTTCGAAGAAGTGAAGCAACAGTTTATAGACAGAGGTCATACAGAAGAACAAGCAGAAGCACTTGCATTAAAGTATGCAGAAGATAATCCAGACTTTTGGCATGATGAAGAGCCATTGAGTTATGATGGATATGAACTAGAAGACTTATCAGATATGGATAGAGAGGAGCCTTGCATATGACAGAACAAGAACTACAAGAAAAATTAGTTGACCTTGATGATGAATACGAGTATAGTGTTTCTGTAGGTACAATACGTACACCAGAAGAGATAGCTAATGAAGTGTATTCTGTTATCAAGAAACTAGGTTGGACTGAAGACGAAGCATACGACTATTTAGATTTTGTAAAACGCAGATATGATTAATAACAAAGGAGAAAACATATGACTAAAAACTTATTTGGAAAATCAAGACCAAAAGAAAATCCTTATGCTACCTATAAACTAGGCAGTTGGGAATGGAGAGTATTAAAAACTTATCAAAGAAAAGATAAGGAAGATACCAACCAATACTCTAGGTGGTTTGTTGCAGTTAGAACACCTATGACTTATGGTGGTTGGGATTTAGGAGATACTTATGTTAATGATATTCTGGAACACAATCCAGAATTAGTACAATCAACTGATGAATGGAGAAAAACTTATGGCAACTAGAGTATTAATATTACAAGATACATCTGATAAAATGTTAGATGAGATATTTAGAAAGAAACCTACCTTTAAAGAAATCTATCCTAAGATAGATGCAGATACTATTCAGATAGTAAAAGGTGTTATTGAGATAGACACAAATCGAGGTGTAAAGAAAAGAACTGTAGAGATGTGGATAGATGAAGAAGCTAAACTAAAAGGTAGACCTATGAATAAGAGAGCAACAATGATGTATCAATACTATTGGTATAGAAATAAAAAACAACTTGTTGGAGATACTATCAATGGTAGTGTTGCAGTTATCATTCCTAACTACGAACAGTTTGAGGTAGAAGCATTATGAAAAAATATATACATATAAACCAACACGTTATTAAATCTAATCACAAGAATAACAAACGAGAACCTGTGATTACTGTGAAGACATACAAGAGTAATACCTATGGACATCAAGTACATATTCTTGGAGAGTGTAAGGTTGTGTATAGTCCAGACAAACCTTTGTCCTGTGGTGCTAAAGTATGGATAGAAACAGATGCAGAGGTTATAACTATACCAGATATTCCATTTAGAAAGAAAGGAGAAACGAATGAAGCTACAACAACGACAGATAACTAGAGTAGAACAGATACTAAGTGACCTTGAGAGAAAGGTAGAGGAGATGGAGCAACAAGATTATATTACATATGATTTAGGTA